CGTAGAAGGACAGGGAATAGGCTTTTGGACACGGGTTCGACTCCCGTCTACTCCACTCTAAAAGTGCCGTAAATACGGCACTTTTTATATTTTGTGTTGCATTTCGTGTTGCATCCATTTGGAAAACTCTACTTTTGAATCTTGTGAATCTTCTTTTTCATAGAGAGTGAGCCATGCTTCGTACTTTCTTTTTATGGCGGATTCCGCTTCCCCAAACAGAGCATCATAGAAGTAATTATCAATTTTTTTATCTACATCCCGGCGGACAGAATCGAAGGTTTGCATGTACCTGCTTTTCATGGTCTTATCTGTTTTCCAACCACCACGATCTTGAGCATACTTGTCGGGGACATTCAGCAATGCCATTACAGAGGCGCTAACGTGCCTCAGATCGTGAAAAGACATGTGGGGTATACCATTATTAGCAAGGAGCCTTGAAAACTTGTTAGAGACCGCTTTACCGCTTTGTGGGACCAATCTGTCACCATCTACCTTTTGGATTAAATCATAAATATAATCTGGGATTTCTAACATGCGGTTTCTTTTTGGATTTTTTGCAACACTCTTATCAATGTCCTGACCGTTAACATGAATAGTCACTTGGTCGATGTATAAATAATGACCCTTAATGGATTTTGATTTCGTAAGCCCCTTGATTTCGGACATGGAAAAACTTAACCACATGGCCAGAAGCACAGGTAATTCTATGTTGGTTCCTTTTACGACTTTGAATATTACGTCGGGCGTGGATAATTCATGTACGGTAGGATTGTCCTGTGGCAATTTCACGGAATATGCAAAAGGGTAATATTCATTTATGATGGTTGCTATGAGTCCCCATTCATTTTTAACTGTTTTAGCAGATATAGGCTCTCCCTTGCTCCGAGTAGATTGAGATGGACGTTTACATTCTTCATTGATTGCTTCTTGCAGTATTTCCTTGCTCAAAGAAGATAATTTGGACGAAATTATATTTTGAAATCCATATTTTTGTATTGTTCTATATCCTGCCACAGTTGATTCTGATAACTGTGGATAAGTACTGATGTATTTATCTATTGCTTCTGAAATGGTCAAAGAACTGTTGTTGCTCCGGAGCTGTGCTTTAAGAGCTGCATATTCAGCAGCATCTCGCTCACACATTCTTTTCCCAGCGGGAGATGGGTCATCATTTGTGATAGATTTATATTTTCTTTTTCCATTTGCATCCGTATAGTCATATACGAGGCAACGCCAGGATCCGGAAGGTAATTTTTTTGCAGTTGCCATAGTATCCTCCTTTTTGGGTATAAAAATACCCGGTGACTTGATTTTTACGTCCCGGGATGATACTATTATTTGGGTGGTTAATAGTATCTCGTTTGGGACTATTACCTTTGACAGCTCCGGTGCTCCAACACCGGAGTTGTTTTTATTTTATCTTATTGTCTATATATAAATGAGCGGCTTTCAAAAAACAGAGTATTTCACAAAATGCACAACATAGATTTAATATTTTTGCCGAAACATCTAAATCGTATTGCTTTCCAGAGAAAAAACAATCATAAAGAATATATATTCCAACAGCCAATCCAATTAACCCTATAAATGGATATTGAACAAGCATTTCATCTTTTGATTTTATTGCATCTAAATACTTTTCTTTTTTAGTTAATATTAGCATAGTATAATTATAAATATAGCATGCTGACGCTAAACCAGGTATAATTGAGAAAGCAAATATCAAATAAACATATACACCCATTCTCACATTCCTCCGTATTCTAATTTTACAAATAAAATTCTATTGCTATAAAGATAAATGATAAAGAAGTTGCCAAAACGATTACAAATAAAACGAGCAATATTCCGTATTTAAATAAATTGTATGATGAGATTTTTGTACTTTTTCCATCTATAAATCCAGCAATAACGATCATTGCAACACCGAAGGAAAACAGTAGTAAAAAAATTTTTCACAGAAGTTAATAAAAACATCTATTATTCTATCTGAACTTGACTGCTGAGTAGAAGCTCTTGAATTATTAATATTCTTTTCAGCATGAATTTGTGGCGGAGATGTATTAATAATTATATTATCTGAATTAAGAGGCGGAGACGGTGTTGTAAATTGACTGTGATTACTGTTAGATGAATTATGGTTAGTTTGATCATCATAGTCATAAGGACATACACCGTCTATATGCTGATGAGCAGGATATCCATGATGATAATGATATTCTCCGGTGCTGTGATCATAGTGCCCGCCGTTTGCATCAGTTCTACCTGGATGAGCATAAGCGGTTAATGAAATCAAAGCAATAAGAACAAATCCAACAAATAATCCACATTTAATTTTCATACGTATCCCCTCTATTATCTGTCCCACATATTACCAGCACATAACAGTCGAATCATCTGTTAATATAATTTGTGCACCCTCCCCCGGCAGGGAGCGAGGGGGCATATTATATGAGTAAGATATACATATCTATACCGGATCCGAATGTCTATGCCATTTGCTTTTGTTACACGTTGTATGTTAATACCAATTACCACGGGACCAACCGACTGATACTGTTAATCTTCTAATCATTAGCCTTGCCGGGATGGGTGTTAACCTATATTGTCCTTTTTGTTTCTGGCTGCATCAATGTCACGTACATACTGGATGGCATCTTTGTGTATCTCGTGAGCATCAGGCTGTTGAGATTGCTCCTTAACATAACCGAGTCTTACAAGCTCTTCCATACGATCTATTATTTTTTCCCGACCAACATCATTCAGCATATTATAGTAATATAAAATAGATGTTAGTCTCTTATCATTTTCGATGTAAGTGGAGTTTTCTTTTTCCATATTAACATCAAATCCCATTAACCATAATGGATCAACGCCTAGTACGGCTGCCATTTTTCCAGCACTTAAATTAGATGGAGTGTTAGAACCATTAATATAATGGCTTATAGATGATTTACTTACTCCGGACATATTGCAAAGTTCTTGTGGTTTCATTCCTCTGAGATTTAAAATTTTATTTAACCTATGTGCAGTTTTTTTGTACTTCATGATAGTATCTCCTTTCAAAAGTATAATAGCATAGCGATAATAAATAATCAAACAAAAAGTTTAACAATATAAAACTTTGCGGTTGACATAAAAGTTTAAAGGTGTTATACTTCTACCATAAGAAAGGAGGTAATAAGTTGCAATACAACTATAAAAAACTGAGAGGTAGAATCGTCGAAAAGTACGGAAGCCAAAAGAAATTTGCTGATATATTAGGTGTTTCTGAAAACTCTGTGTCAAAAAAGATGCAAGGAAAAACAGGATTTTCACAAGAAGATATTGTTAAATGGTCTCAACTTCTCAATATAAAGAAGGACGAGTATACATTATATTTTTTTGCCTAAAAAGTTTAATACGGTTATACTTTATCAACATAGACAATCCATACCTCATAGGATTAAACAAAACGGGAAGGAGAAAACGGATGCCAAAGGTATCATACATGAGATCAGAAGAAAACCGTAAGCGGTTGTCGGCGAGATCATCTGCCGGGATACAGCGGTATATGGCTCTGCGGAGCATGACAGATGATCGGTTGGCGGACAAGCAGAATGTCACGGTGAAAACGATTCAGAATCACCTGAAATATCCCGGCAACATGAAGCTGAGAGATATTTGGGAGCTGGCAGCTATACTGGATGCTCCGGTAGGAGAACTGGCAGGCGGTGAACTTCCGGAAGAAATCATCGGAAAGCTTCTGAGAGAGAAGTTGTCGTAACTGTAAATAAGCCGTGCCCTGTACGTGGTGTAAACCACCACCCCTTTTCTTACACTTCTGACATGAGTGGTGTCCAGTCACACACTGGGCATCACGTAGAGGGTACGGACAAGCATTGGAAGTTAGAAATGATTGAACTGAATTTATCACAGGAAGAATGGATAAAGTTCATAGCACTGGCAAAAAAGGAAATGACAGAGAGAGGTTTGTCTGTCAATGACCTGGCTGACGGAATCGGGAGACCGAGAGGAAGCGTAAGAAACTTTTTTGCGAAAACCAGCAATCACAGCAGATTCTTGGCCGCAGAGATCGCGGAGTATCTGGGAATGAAGAGAGGAAGGAGATGAGAACATGAAAACACCTATTATTCCTATTGAAAGGGCAAGCGAAGAACTGGTAAAAGCACTGATTGCGAGTGGAATACTTGTAATAACCGAAAACGGCATCAAAACCACAGAAAAATAGGATCCCGCACCGACCAAAGCAAGGGATCCTAAAAACAACACTGATAATGCTATTTGTGTATATTTTACAACACGGAAAGGAAAAATGCAATGAAAAAAACAATACTGATTTATGAAAGCGATAAGGAGAACAAAATTGGCACACTTAAGGCTGAAGGAAATTTATTAGAGCTTATAGCCGGAGCAGAAGCAATATTAATGAACGTATCTAAGATGGCAGCTAAAGCATTGGATGAGGAACCGGAAGATATGGCAATTAGAATTGCCGGTGCCACAATTGATATGCTCACGGATGAGAAGAAGGGAGAAGCCAATGAGTAAATTAACGAATGACGACAAGAACAAGGTTAGAAATTTCATGATGGCATCATTGCCGGATTTAGAAAAAATCTGTAAGCATATCATTCAGTGCGGACTGGCTACAGATAAGATAGTCAGCATTGCAATGACAGGGGATGGATATATCAGCATTGATTTCCACGAGATGAAGGGAGCCAGCATATATAGAAAAGATATCTGTGATCACGTGAAGCTGAAATTTGAGGAAATAGAATCCTTAGAAATTCAGAGATAAAGGAGACGGGATGAAAGAAAAGATTGAACAATTGTTAATGAGTACGGATCGGCATGGAATATGTGATCTGATTGCACACATGGAAATGGAAGGCTTTTTCGAGGCTCCCTGCAGTGGAGCAAAACATCTGAGTAAGGAAGGTGGACTGGCAGAACACAGTCTGAATGTGTATGAAATCATGAAACGCCTGAACAAGACGTTGGATACCAGGTATACGGATGACACCATTATCTTATGTGCTATCCTGCATGATCTCGGAAAGATGGGAGACCACGGAAAGCCTAACTACGTGCCGTACATCCTTAAGAGCGGTAAGCAGTCGGATGTGACTCCGTATAAAACAAATCCCGATCTGCCGTATGTGGATCATGAGATCCGGTCTGTGACCATTGCAAGAATGTATATTTCTCTGACGGAAGAGGAAGAGCAGGCTATCCTGTGGCACAACGGACTGTATGGCATTTTTAAATATGAGATCTCCGGCAAGGAGACACCGCTGTATCTGCTGTTACATATGGCGGATATGTGGGCGAGCAGAGTGGTAGAAAAGGAGGACAACACGGATGAAACAGTTTAGAGCACTGACGGCTGATGATATTGAATGCCGTGTGTCAACGGTATCGGATAAGGGATGCAGTTTATTACTCTATAAAGATGCCAGGTGCGACATGAAGATTCTGGACGAGACCGTGGGACCGGAGAACTGGAAGAGATCACATGAACTGATCAACGGTAATTTGTTCTGCAATGTGTCCCTCTGGGATGAAGGTAAGAAAGAATGGGTGACCAAGCAGGATGTCGGTACGGAATCTTACACCGAGAAAGAGAAGGGACAGGCTTCGGACGCATTTAAGCGTGCCTGTTTTAACTGGGGGATTGGCAGAGAGCTTTATACTGCACCATTTATTTGGATCAAGTCAGAAAACGTTACACTGACTCAAAAAAACAACAAATTCACCACATACGATAAATTCAGAGTTACTCAGATAATTGTTATTAATGGTGAGATTAAAGCCCTTGCAATAAAAAATGATTCCCTTGGGAAAATGGTTTTTTCCTATGATGTAAGATCTGCAGAGGAGAAAGGAAAGAAGTAATGGAATTTACCGGGAAAGTGGCTGGAATCACAATGGATTTCATGTCGGGCAAATATAACATATCGTTTCAAGTGGACTCAGCCGATGCCGTGACCAGCCAGTTTGACGGTATCAAGGATGCGGAGAAGCTGACCATTACTGCTGTTAAATTCCGTCAGAAGAGATCACTGGATGCGAATGCCTATTACTGGCAGTTAATCACAAAGTTGGCAGAAGCAATGCATATCTCCAAGGGACGGATGCACAACATGATCCTGAGGAAGTACGGACAGAGGGAATACATCGAGGGAAAGCTTGTCACTCTAACACTCCCGGACACGGACAAGGCAGAGAACACGGCATTAGAAGCTGAGACTTACCATATCGGTCCGACATCACAAGTGCGTGAAGGCAAGGACGGAACCATGTATCGCACATATGTCATGTACCGTGGCTCTCACGATTACGACACCAGGGAGATGAGCGAACTTATCAATGGACTGGTATCCGAATGTAAGGAAGTTGGTATTGAAACCCTTACACCAGCGGAACTGGACGAGATGATGAAAGCGTGGAAGCCATGAAGAAGTGTTGGAGCGTTCTTACGGACGATATGGGATCCTGCTATATCACCCATTTGGGAGTAGTCCATATCCACCATGTGTTTAACGGCAGCCGAAAGAAAGCCAGTGAAGAAAGAGGATTTCTGGTACCGCTGCATCCAACCTTACATACATACATACGGACCGGACAGTGTGCACATGAAACCGAATCAGGGACTTGACCTGCGACTGAAGCAGGAATGTCAGCGGTATTATGAGGAGCATTACGGCACCCGTGAAGAGTTTATAAAAGAGTTTGGAAGGTCTTACCTATAAGGTTGCAACACCTGCCTATACGGGGCGAAAGAAACCGTTCATGTAGTGGTGTCTCACAAACAAGCCATTATTATTGTCAGGGCGGACGGGGATCCGCCCGGGAGGTGGTCTATATACTGATTGAGAATTACATACCTTTTGGTTATGCCAACAGAATATCAAGACAAAAACTTGTATCAGATACAAACATGAGTGATCGGAAAATCCGTCAGGAATTGGAAGATGCACTACTGCTCAGAGGGACATTGGTTATCAATATTGACAATGGATATTTCCAACCGGATGGCAGCATGGAAGACCGGCAGAGAGCAAAGGAATATCTATTCCGGGAGCAGGCAAGGACGAGCAGTTGCAATAAGCGTTGTAAGGCTATACGGAAGTGCCTGACACCAAAGGCAGAGGATACAGGGCAGATGTCACTCAAAGAATTTGGAATAGGGTAGGTGGGCTGAATGGATTACATAAAGCTGAGCCGAAAGATACTGGATTGGGAATGGTATGGGAATATAAATACCTGCCGTGTATTTATTCATATGCTTTTAAAGGCCTACTGGAAAGACAAGAAGATTGAGGGAACTGTGATCCCCAGGGGTTCATTTCCTTCATCGTATGGGCGATTAGCGGAGGAGACACAACTCACGGTTGACGAAGTAAGAACCGCAGTAAAGCATCTAATTTCTACCAAGGAGATTACCAAGCATGTAACCTCGAAATACACTGTATTTACGGTAAATAATTACGATGCTTACCAAATCATCCCAAGCAGTTTCCCAACCGATTCCCAAACGATTCCCGAACGATTCCCAACAAAAGAAGAATATAAAGAAGGGTATAATAAAAAAGAAGAACCTAAAGGTTCTAAGAAAAAATTTATCCCCCCGACCGTTGATGATGTTCGTGCCTATTGCCAAGAGCGGAACAATAAAGTTGATCCGCAGAAGTTTGTTGATTTCTATTCGTGCAAAGGTTGGATGGTTGGAAAAAACCACATGAAGGACTGGAAAGCAGCAGTGAGGACCTGGGAGAAATCCAGTAGGCAAAGCAGAGAGGCACCAGCGCAGAAGAAGTACGATGCCAACAAAGGTATGATGACATCGAACTACGGAGATATGTCTGAGTTTGAAAAATCTATGTTGGCAAATTGAAGGGAGAACGATGAGCAATCAAAATTATCGAAAGGCAATGGCCATTGAAGCCAAAAACAAGAAGAGGATACTGGAGATCAATCCTCACGTTGATGATGGCAGCGGTATATATTTCCTGACACGGATGGACGAGGATGGAATCCGGTATGCGTACATAGGACAGGCTAAACACCTGTTGACGAGACTGGCACAGCACCTCTCCGGGTACCAACATATAGATTTATCAATAAAAAGTCATGGTTTACTTTCTGTTGATGAAAATATTTATGGATGGAACATAGGATTTTTTCATTATGAAGTAGATGACTTGGATTATTGGGAAAAATATTGGATTAAAAAGTATGCACAGTATGGTTACCAGCTCAGGAACAAAACAGCCGGCGGTCAGGGAGAGGGTAAGAAGCAGATTGATGACTACCGCCCCTCTAAAGGTTATAGGGACGGCATAGAACAGGGCAAAAGGATGTTGGCGAGGGAATTACTGTCTATCGCAGATAAGCACCTTAAAATCGATCTGAGAGAAGATAAGAGGGGAAATAAGGTTTCTCAGAAGCAATATGAGAAATTCATGGCACTGATCCATGCGGAGGGCAATGATGAAAGCGTACATGATAGTGACGAATGATGAATTGGAACTGCCGGTGAAGATGGATATCTTTGGTGCAAAAGCCGCGGCTGATTATCTGGGGATCCCTGAACAGACATTTCGGACATGCCTGCATAGGGATTCATGGTGCCGGAAAACGCATAGGTATAAGGCTGTGGTTGATGAAGATGCTACGATAAGGCTCCGGGCAGAGCGCAAGGAAGAAATGGATGCACATTGGAAATATAAGCGTGCATTTGGCCCTGCATACCGTGAGAGAAGGCGCAAACACGACAGAGAAAGGTGGATAAAGAAACGTGAGCAGAGGATTTCACAGTGATGATGAATTACGGGAGATGGAAGAGCATCCGGGAGAAATGTCAAGGCATATCGGGCGGGCAAAACCGTATGACTGCAGTTACCCAGTGATGCTGGAGAGACCGAGGATCAAGGAAAGGAGCAAGGATGGAGAGACTGACACAAAAAGCACCTGATTCAGAAATGGTATGGTTTAAGGATAAAGAAAGACTATTTGAGCCATGTGAAATGAGTGCTCATCAGAGTAGGCTGGCTATTGCAAAGTTGGCAGCATATGAACAAGCCGAGGAACATGGATTGCTACTGCGGTTGCCGTGCAATGAGGTCTGGTTCATCTGTGATAAAGGTACAAAATGCGCAACCGTAATGAGCAAAAGTATTAATGATTTAACAGTCTATGAAATTAGAAAAATAGATAAAGATGGAAGATATTGGTCATCCAAGAAAAAAGCTGAAGCCAAGTTGGCAGAAATGGAGGGTGCGGAATGAAGAGAGAAGAAGTTATTTACTGCTTAAAGGCTCAGAGTGATCGGTACTCAGAGGTTTGTGAAGAATGTCCTCTGTACGGACAAACTGGAGTAGATCATTGCTGTGAGGATGCATTACAAATGGCAATCACCGCCTTGCAGAATCAGCCAGTGTGGATTCCAGTAAGTGAGAGACTGCCGGATGACGGTGATGTAAGATTCTATATGTGCATTGTGGAGAACCATGAAGAAGACTTACCTATGTTTTGCCAATACGAGGAAGACCGTGGCTTTGGTTTTTGGAGAGATTACTACGATGGAGATACTTTAGGATTTATTGATTCTGAATTTCAGACCAATGAAGAATTGGGATATGAAAAGGTAGTCGCCTGGATGCCACTGCCGGAGCCGTACCGAGAAAGTGAGGAATAGGAATGAGCGTAAACAAAATAACATGTAAATTCTGTGGGAAAACAAGGAATGTAAATGTCACTACTCATGGCGGTATAGATTACGATGGGCGCAATTGCGGACCCGTATATACGACAGATAATGATGCAGGTTGTTCCTGCCAGTTAGGGCAAGCAGCATTTCAGAAATATAAAATTAAAAAGATGTGTCTGAATTGCAAGTACATGCAATTAAATCGGTGTACTAACGCTGTCACCAAATCGGAGATATGCTCTCAATTTGATGTGAAGGAACTGGCTATTAAAGACAGCACAAAGAACTGTAAAAATTGGGAAATAAATTCAGAAGTATTCAAAGTTTTTACGGAAGGGAGGTAGATTATGGCGAAATGTAAGAATTGCAAGCATTTGAGTAACATGCAGAATTACAAAAAAGAATCTTATAAGTGGTGCTCATTGATAGATGACTGTCCGCAGGAAGATATCGAAAGAAACTGTGATTTCTACGTACCTATGACCAACGCAGACCGTATCAGGAACATGACTGATGAGGAACTGGCAATGGCTATTATGTGTCCTGCGGAATTTACTGGAAGTGACAAGGTATGCGATTTTAGCCATGATTGTAAAGATTGTACGCTGGCATGGTTGCAGAAAGAAAGCGAGGAATGAGGATGCAGGATAGATATTTATTCAAGGCAAAACGAAAAGATGATGGCAAATGGGTATTTGGTGGATTGTCTTACTGTGAAAAAACTAATGCTTATTTTATTACAAACATGGGGAAAGACCATATATCATATATCGGTTTTCACCAAGAGGTTGATTCTAATACCATTTGCCAGAGCACCGGAATTAAGGTAAAGAACGATAATCTGATTTGGGAGAATGACATTCTAAAAAATCTCTTGACCGGTGAAACAGCACCCATCAGATATGGTAGTTATAAAAGTTGCTTTAATAGTGAGAAAACAGAACATGTCGGTTTTTATGTAAATTGGTCAGGCACATATAGTAAAAATTACAGGAAAGACTTGGGTTACTGGATTCATGCGTTTGGTGTAGAAATTATCGGTAATGTATTTGACAATCAGGAACTGTTGGAGGAGTAATATGGCGACATGCAAACGCAAAAATCGTAATTGTCGGTATGAGTATAATCAAAATTCTTACCAGTGCAAGAAATGTATTGAGGAAAAATTAAATCAATATCCGATTACTTGTGAAGATTGTCATTACGGTGGTTGGGGAATATGCAATAAAAGAGGTAAGAATCAGCGGAGAATGAGACCTTGTGAGGATTTTAAATGGAGTTAAGGAGAAGTGGATATGACGGAGAATGAAGCAATCAAAGAACTTGAGACATCTATTGATATAGCCAAAATGTGTACACAGAATTACGAGAGAAAAAACGAAATCCAAGGTTACGAGATGGCAATCAAAGCACTGGAAGAGGTACAGCAGTACCGCCAGATAGGCACGGTGGAGGAATGCCGGAAATCAGTAGAAATCTGCAAATCTATGATTGGGAGAAACATCACACCGGAGAACATGGAAGAATACATGAAATTCGAGGATTAATGTATAAGTGAAGGATTTACATTTAATAGCCTGTTGGAAGCAAGAGAGAAGTAGACAGTCAGAGGAATGAAACGGAGGTAGGTTGATATGCCAAGTTTTGAATTAAAACCGGAGCACATAAAGATTATGACAGACCTTAATTTTAGAATCTCTATTTTAATAGATTCTGAGGATAGGTATAGACCGGCAATAGATGTTAAAAGACCATTCGGGAACAGCGGCCCCACAACAAATGTGTGTGAAATCATGGGATGGCACTGCGATGAAGAAAGTGGAGAATACGCTGCTGAGGATATTGAAAAAGCCGAAATGCTCATTATCGAACTTCCAGTTGCTTTGCAGATCGTGATGCAAAACCACACATTTGAACCCGGAGAGTATGAAGTAGGGGAATATTCCTCGGCATACTTCAATTATGTTCACATTCGCAATTATCACGCATTAAAATCTCCTATCGCAGAAATAGAGGAAAAATATAAAGACTGCGATCAAATGGAAAGGTTACATGAAGTTTGTATGAATGTATCTGGCGATAACCCGTGGAAAGTGATTGACGATCTGAAATGGTTTGCCCAGACCGACTTTCTGGCAGATGCAATAGCGGTATTTGAAAAGCATAGAGACGAACAAATCCTTGATGAATGGCTGAAAACACATGACAGATATGATTATTGCAAGAATTGTGGTCAGAAATTAGATTGGGAGGATGAAGAATGAGTGAAGAACTTAAGCCGTGTCCGTTCTGCGGTGGAAAGGCATATACCAAAGTAGTTTCAAGAGACCATCTACAAACAGGTTACTCGATAGGTGCTGAAGTAGGGTGCGAAAAATGTGGTTTTCATATGCGAGGAGAAACTGTATTTGCAGTTGACGAATTTATGAATGTGAAAATTTTTAGCGGAGGTGTGCAACACATGATTGAGAAATGGAACAGGAGGGCGAACGATGAAAATACTAATTGATATTCCAAAGGCATTTGAAGTGGACTATAACACAGACCGATTTGCAGAGTTCTTCCAGCGTTGTCTTGCGGATATGAATACCTGCTGTGGTAACTATGAGCAGGAGACCGCAGAGATGATGGAAAAAGCATTTGAAAAGAGCAGACTTTACGACCCGGACAAGGTTGTGAAGCAGTTGGAAGAACGCACAGCATTCCTTAAAGACTGTACGAAGTATGGAAATAAGACAGCAGAGCAGCAGTCAAAATCCTACGACACTATGATGATGTACGAAGTCAAGGATTTGGTAGATGATTTGTTGGAGATTGTAAAGGCAGGTGGTGTAGATGCGAAAACCGATTCCTAAATCAGTTAGAAAATTAGTGTACGCGAAATACAACGGTCACTGTGCTTACTGTGGCTGTGAGATACCGGAGAAAGGTTTTAATGTAAATCATTTGCATTGCATCAGAAATTATGAGTACACCGAAGAATTTACCGGAATTGACGTACACGGCATAAGTAATCTGATGCCGTCCTGCGGTTCATGCAATCGTTATAAGGCAACAATGGATTTAGAAACATTCAGAAAGCAGTTGCAGAAGATACCTGACAGACTGAAAAGAGATGTTTGTACATACAATATCGCAGTCAGATTCGGTATGGTGCAGGAAAACAGAGAACTAATAAAGTTCTATTTTGAGAAAGTAGGTAAAACTGATGGCAATTAAACCGATTTTATTCAACACGGAAATGGTTCGGGCAATTTTGGACGGACGGAAGAGTTGTACTAGAAGAAATGTGAAATCGCAACAGCTCATAGGGATGTTGCCGGATAAATGCAAAAATGGAGCACCTGAAGAATTCTTGAAAGAAAAGAAACTCATGTTCAAACCATACTGCGATATGACAGATATAGAACTGATAAATACTGCATACAAAGCTCCATATCAGCCGGGCGATATTCTTTATGTCCGGGAAACATGGAAAAAGGCGCCGAACGGATACTATTACTACGAAGATTGGCAAAGAAATGACATTGCCGATGTTACAAAGTGGAAACCATCCATCCACATGCCGAAAGAAGCGGCACGTATCTGGCTTAAGGTTACGGATGTACGGGTAGAGCGGTTGCAGGATATTACAGAGGAACAAGCATGCATGGAAGGCACAGACCCTTGGGATGAAGCATGCTACGAAAACAATGGATGGCATCCAACGTTTTCGGACCCAGATAGTGGTGGAGACCCTAATATGATCGATGGATTTCATAAACTTTGGAACTTCACCATAAAGAAGTCCGACATTGACCGCTACGGCTGGGATGCTAATCCGTGGGTTTGGGTAATCGAGTTTGAACGGTGCGACAAGCCGGAGGAGGTGTGATGCAGATGGAACCCATTGATTACACCGCCCTGTATGCCGATAATGCAGACTTTAAGCGATATGTTGACCGCTACTGTACCAAGCACCGTATCAGCGTTGCAGAAGCCTTACAGCATTACTTGGTGCAGATGGCGGGGAGGATGTACAAGGAGCAGGCAGAAACGATTGTAGGAAAGGAATAACGAATGCCCGGTAAACCGGGTTGGTGCGCAGTGAATAGGGGTGGCGTACCGAAAAATTACAACACCGTGGCTATAAGGCTTATTGATAAGCGTATGTAAAGCAAACGAATGGTGATCCACGATACAGCATTTGTAGCGTGGTGTTATGGCAGAAAAGCTAAAGGTATGTTGGATCAGCGCAGGAGTATCATCTTTTATGGCGGGATACCTTGCAGGAGATGTTGATAAGTGGATTTACATTGACATTGCCGATCAACATGAGGATAGCATGAGATTTATCAAGGATTGCGAAAAAGCAATCGGAAAAGAAATTGAGGTACTTAGATCTACGGAATATGGATGTGTGGAAGAGTGTGTCCGAGCGTTCGGAGGATTCCGTAGCGCAGGCAACGGTTTTGCCCCATGCACAAACTGGCTGAAAAAGCGTGTACGTAAGCAATGGGAGCAGGAACATAAACAATACGACCTGATCTATGTGTGGGGTTTTGACCTGCGAGAGCGCAACCGGGCAGAGCGGACGGTAGAATCTAATCCACAAGCGGAGCATGAATTTCCGCTGATCGACCGGAATCTGTCAAAGGAAGAGGTTCACGGGCTGTTTGAGAGAACGTTTTCTTTTCCCCGACCGAAGATGTATGACCTGGGATATCCGAACAATAACTGCATCGGATGTGTCAAGGGTGGTATGGGGTATTGGAACAGGATCCGCAAGGACTTCCCGGAAGTGTTCGAGAGCCGGTCACGTGTGGAACGGCTGGTTGGGTACTCTATTTTGAAAGAGAGTGACGGGACGCCGTTATATCTCGATGAACTGGATCCCAACCGTGGAGATATGAACACAGAAATATTCCCGGATTGTGGAATCATGTGCTATTTAGCACAGAAATAATAGGAGGATAACAAAATGAATAACAATGTATGTTGCGAACAAAAAGTTAAAAAACCGATGTGTGTTGCTGACTATGAGCATGAGACCAGAAATAATTTGCTTGAGACTAGAGCAGTATTATCAGCTATTTATTGCACCATTACATCCGACAACAATAGTGGCAGTGATGTAGGGGAACCGAATTGCCTCACGGATGAAGTAATTGCAAACAAGGAACTGGCATATCAAATTTGTACCATTGCTAAAGACATCAACAGAGTACTGTTTAATTCATAACACAGAGAAAGGAGCCGAGACTCTGGCCAGAGTGAAGCATATGCGGTCTCCTTGAAAAAAGTGACTTACAAAGAGTTTTTAGAATCAAAAATAGAACTGGCGCAGGACAGCGGATTTGTTGTGGATCCTGCGAAGATCAATAAAGCATTGAAACCACACCAGCGGGACGCTGTGATGTGGGCACTGAAAGGCGGCAGACGGGCACTATTTGAATCTTTCGGTCTGGGTAAGACCATACAGGAAATTGAATTCTGCCATCAGGCAGCAGATCACTGTGGTGGTAGAGCACTGATTGTGTTGCCACTGGGAGTAAAGCAGGAGTTCACACGGGATGCTGTGGAAATCCTTGGCTATGAGAAGCCGGAGTACTGCCGGACGATGGAAGAAGTTGAGCAGAGTATAAGTCAGATCGTGCTGACCAATTATGAACGTGTCAGGGATGGAGACATCCGGCCGGAATACTTCGCAGCAACGTCACTTGATGAAGCCAGTGTTTTACGGAGCTTCGGCAGCAAGACCTATCAGACGTTCCTTGACAAATTTAAGAACGTACCATATAAGCTGGTAGCCACGGCCACCCCGTCACCGAACAAATATAAGGAGCTGATCCATTATGCTGGATATCTGGAGGTAATGGATACTGGGCAGGCCCTTACAAGATTCTTCCAGCGTGACAGCACCAAGGCGAATAACCTGACACTTTACCCGAACATGGAAGATGAGTTCTGGATGTGGGTAAGCAGCTGGGCACTGTTTATCACGAAACCTTCAAATCTCAATCCGGAGTATTCCGATGAAGGTTATGATCTGCCGGAACTGGATGTGCGGTGGCATGAACTGCCGGTACATTACGGGGATACGGCGGACAGGGATGGCCAGATACAGTTATTCCAGGAGGCGGCGGAAGGATTGAAAGAAGCAGCTGCCGTAAAGCGTGATAGCATCGGGACGAGGGTAGCAAAGATGCAGGAAATTGTAAACGGATCCCCGGAAGATCATTTCCTCTTGTGGCATGATCTCGAAAGTGAAAGAGCGGCGATTCTCAAAGAGATTCCCGGTGTTGTGGATATCTACGGCGCTATGGACTACGATCTCCGGGAGCAGAGAGTCATTGATTTTTCTGACGGTAAGAGTCGGCTGTTTGCTACCAAGAAATCATTATCCGGATCCGGATGTAACTTTCAGAGATACTGTCACCGGGAGATATTTCTGGGGATTGATTACGAATTCAACGACTTCATCCAGGCAATACACCGGTGCTACCGGTTCCTGCAGACAGATCGTGTTGTAATCGACATTATTTACATGGAGAATGAGCGGCAGATCCGTGAAGCACTGGAAGAAAAATGGAAGAATCATAATCACATGGTTGCAAAGATGATTGATATCGTAAAGAGCTATGGCCTGAACTCTGCAAACAAAGCAGAGCGGCTGGAAAGGAAGATGGGCGTGGAAGGCAGCAGAGAAGAAAGAACGGTAAGAGGAAATCATTACGAAGCGGTATATGGTGACTGCGTGGAAGAAACAAGGGCAATGGAAAGCAACAGTATTGACCTGATACATACGTCTATTCCCTTCGGCAACCACTACGAATACAGCGCCAATTATAACGATTTCGGGCATAATCAGGATACAGATCGTTTTTTTGAACAGATGGACTTTTTGACACCGGAACTGCTCCGGGTGCTCCGACCCGGCAGGGTGGCAGCTATCCACGTAAAGGACCGCGTGCTGTTCGGAAATGCCACCGGTACCGGAATGCCTACTATCGAACCTTTCCATGCACAATGCATCAGCCATTATATGAAGCATGGCTTCCAGTATTTCGGCATGATCACTGTTGTAACGGATGTGGTCCGTGAAAACAACCAGACATATCGCCTTGGATGGACAGAACAGTGCAAGGACGGTTCAAAGATGGGAGTAGGCTGTCCGGAATACATCCTGCTTTTCCGAAAGCTGCCGACAGATAGATCTACGGCGTATGCGGATGATCCTGTCAAAAAATCGAAAGAGGATTACACCCGCGCTCAGTGGCAGATCGACGCACACGGATATTGGAGATCATCTGGAGACAGGTTGGTCAGTAAGGAAGAACTGGAGAGCATATCGGTAGACAACCTTCAGACCGTGTACCGGGAATTTAGCCGGGAGCATGTCTACAGCTATGAGGAACATGTAGAACTGGCAAAGAAGCTGGACGAAAACGGTAAACTCCCTGCTACCTTTATGGTGGTTGCTCCGGGATCCTGGAATCAGATGGAAGTGTGGGACGACATCAACCGGATGCGTACCCTTAACACAACACAGAGCCGCAGGCGGGCACAGATGCATGTATGTCCATTGCAACTGGATATCGTGGAGCGGATCATCAACAGATACAGCAACGAGGGCGATACGGTCTATGATCCTTTTGGTGGTCTGATGACGGTACCCATGACGGCAGTAAAGATGCACCGGTACGGTAAAGGTTGTGAGCTGAATCCGGATTACTTTAGGGATGGTGTGGGGTACCTGCAGGCAGCGGAGAATGAGGTGGACGAGCCTACATTGTTTGATTTTATGCCGGAAGTGAAATCAGGAACTAAAAAGTGAAATTGATATTTGAGTTGTTGCTTGGGAACTCAAAATCGAACTGGTAAATTTTCTTTACTAGTTGGGTGCAAATCGAACTACCGAGGAAAATTCGGTAGTTCGGCAAGTTAAAAGGTGGTGAAAATTATGGATATAAATGCAAAATGTAGTGACTGTGAGGAACCTACAAAATATGTGGTTGGCTTTTTCGATGGCAAGAATGGAATCCACGGTTGCCTTTATGATTGCCACAACGAGGAATGCACAATAAAGCAAATAAAGGAAGTGTCTGCATCGAAAGACATTCAGGAAAGAGCGAAAATACAACTTGCTAACGGCGACAAGGATATGTACGCAGGCTATATTGCAGCAATTCGGAGAGATGCGAAGGTGTCCATGTTCAAGATGGCGCAGATTGCAGAATGTGATCCTGCGGAATACAGTGCGTACGAACACGAGCGGAAAGAATTTGATCCGGAAGTGTATCGAAAATGCAAGGAGTACCTGAATAAGGTAAGAAATTAAGTATGTAACTTAGGAATGGAGGAGATGTAATGTATCGAGATGATAGATGGGAAAAAGGAATGTATGCAGATGACTTGGTAAAGTTTCACTGTGGCTCCTGCGGCGATGAATTCATAGTGGGAAGAGCGGCGGTAGAAAAGGCAAATACTAAAGGTCAGAGAATATGTTGTCCGTATTGCGGTAGCAGGTATCCAGAAGAGCGGGTCAGCACCGATGAGGAGGACATGGAATTTTTGTCAGATGCAATGGGATGCTTGGCAATATACGTAGGTGACGAAGATAACTAACTTAGGATTTAGCGAAGGAGCGGAATATGGAAAAAATAAAAGTAAGTGAAATCGAGATAATTGTCACTGGAAAAAAAGAAAAACCTTATTTTGAAATAAAATACAGAGAGGTAGGAAAGCGACATTACAATATTGGTTTCAGTTCATACAACCTGGATTATGTCTTCGACTGGAAAGAAAAGAGTTTCGAGGTGATTAAGCCAAAAAAGAATATCTTTAGAAAATTATTTAGGATCTAGTGGAGGAAGAAAAAATGAATGATGAAATGAAAAAAGGAATGTTACTGGCATATCAGTCAGTAAAAGAGGAAATGGATACTATAAAGGCAGAGTTGAAAAGAAAAGGAATTGAAGAAAATAAAGGTTTTTCTACTCTGAAAGGATTTATTGAGGATAATATTAGGCAGTTGAACTGAAATATTAGGATTTAGTGGAGGGACAATGAAACGAGGAGAAATAACACGGTTCCTGGGAGATCTGTTGGTCACTGATCGGCTTTGCAAAAGAGGAAAGTATTACGCAAGCGAAGTGAGCATAGACTACGGAACAAGTGATGTTAAAAGAGTTGATTTCATGCAATTTGAGCCTTCTGGAGTAACTGCAATCAGTGCGATAGAAAAAGGGATATTCACTTGCTATGAAATCAAGAGCTGCAAAGAGGATGTATTTAGTGGGAACGGATTGAATTTTCTGGGAGAAAAGAATTATATAGTTACTACTATGGATTGCTATAAAAACATCCAAGAGGATTTAAGAAACGGAAAGCTGGCTAAGCATATTCGAGAATGCAATCCAAACTCTTCACTATACTACGGGATAATGGTTGCAATACCGGAATATAGAGATCCTGCGGATGAATACGAGAATCCTACGCCACTGGATACAAATACGGGGTGGAAGCTTGAAATAATAATACCATGCAGACAAGGAGAGCGAAAAAGATCCATAACAGAGATGCTATTTTATATGCTAAGGAGTGGGCATTAACTTAAGCTAAACTGAAATTTAACCTAAAAAATATATATGTAAGAAAAATACAAAAAAGTTGAAAAAATAAAAATATTTTTCAAAAAAATGCTTTTCTTTACGGTTTTTTTTGACATATCCATATGTAAGACAAATCCGCTTACAAAAAATATGCAAAGGAGAGCAAAATAATGAAAGAGTGGAGTGTAGTATTATTTGGACATGAGTATTTAATGGCAGCAAGATCTTACGCGGAAGCTGTGAGACAGGTGTGGGAGCTTTTTGACGAGTGTGGAATTGATCCGGAGAAAGATTGCCTGGCAGGAGCAGATGCGGGACCGATTTACGACGCACCTGATCCGGACGATGATGATTGTTTGCCGCCATTCGATACCAGTAATCCGGATTTTCACTGGTTTTAGTAGTACTCTATATACTACGGTATTTCTGGGAGTGTCGTACATATCTGTGCGGCATTCCCGGAATCCATCAGGATAACGAAAGGAGTGATAGAAAAAGGAAAAATGTTAAAAGTGTAATAAGTATCATAATACACAATTTGAAATTCCAGCTGCAGAAGGACTGCAATCGTTACATAAAAACAGCGGTAGATCCATCCGACCAAAGATATCATCTACCGCTCAACTGCTTACCAGTATCATACCATATGATCCACTGGACGGCAATACGAAAGAGGTGCGCGTATGACCAAAAATGACCTGATCAATGATGTTGCCTATGAATTACGAGATACCATGACACGAGAGCAGATCGACCGCATGAAGATCACCATGTACGTCAAATTGCAGGACTTTGAACTGGTGGAAAGCAAACAATTGCCGGTTGTCGTAGACCACGATAACGAATGGCTGATGCAGAGATACTGCGTCGATGGAGTAGCGGCAGGACTACATAAAGGCACAATTCGCAGCTATATCGGTATCATCAGTAAGTTTTTTGACCATGTTGGCAAAAATTACAAAGCAATTACTGCACAGGATATCACAGATTACCTTGCTATCAGGAGTTACCGGGATCATATCAGCCAAAATTATAAGTCCACCATATACCGGTATCTCTGCACGTTCTTCGGCTGGGCATTCCGTAAACAGCACATCCAGAATAATATCATTGACGGTGTGGATCGTGTTAAGCAGGTAAAAAAGAAAAAGGTTCGCCTGACGGATGAAGAGGTTGAAACTATCCGTTATGCATTGCAGACACCCAAGGAAAAGGCACTCTTTGAACTGATGATCTGCACTGGTATGCGTGTGGGCGAAATCTCTGCTCTGAATGTGTCAGATATTGATTTAGTGCACAGGCAGGTATCAATCTATGCCGAAAAGACGGATACCTACCGTACCGGAATGCTCACTCCGGTAGCGGTGATGGCTCTACGAAATTACATCGGAGACAGACCTGGAACAGATCCGTTATTTTTGGCTGATCGGGCACCGTATAACCGGATGCGTGAGTATGGCATAGAAAAGCTCGCTAAGGAAATAGCGGTCCGGGGAGGAGTAACCAGGATCACAGCAACCGTGCATGTGTACCGCAAGACATTTGCAAGCGTATTATACCGCAAAACGGGTGATGTATTGCTAGTGAGTAAATTGCTGGGTCATGCAAAGCCTGACATGACGGTCCAGTACTATCTTGTGGATGATATAGAGGAGATGCAGCACAAATATAACAGAGTAGCATAGGAGGATTGATGGAACCTAAAAAAGAGATCTACAATGATGCATGGTTTTTATATAAAAAATATTTGAATGGTGACGGATCGGATGAATACTGGGAATGCCTCAACAACGATGCAAACCGCATCATAGAAAAGCATAATAAAGATCCGTTTGCCCGCAGCCTTGTAATTGCTGTAATAGATGAGATTGAGAGGAGCAGAAAACAATAATGGACATCAAACAGAAAAGAGCATATTTGAAAAGTTATCAGAATATCCAAAATCGAATAGTTGGTCTGACCCATGAGCTGGAGAAATGGAAGACTCTGGGGGAAAAGGTGAATAATGCAATGGGAACCGGCGGAGGATCCGGAAAGCCATCAAATAGCAAGGTGGAAAAATCTGCAGTAAATACCACGGATATTTTGAAAAAGATTCAGTTTGAGATAAACGCGGCAGAAAATGAGCGACAGAATGTGCTTGATGCTATCAACAAAGGCAAAAAATTGCGGCAACGTGAGATACTGCGGATGCATTTTGTAAACGGCATGAGTGTTGCAAAAATAGCGCGGAGATTGGGGAAAGAAGAAAAGACGGTCAGCAATGCCATTACAAATGCTCTCCGGGATCTGGACATATAGCAAAAAGGCAGCCTGTAAAGACTGCCTAGTGTTCCCATTTGGGTTTTTCTATGTTCATTTCTGCAGTGATACCGGGGTGGTTTTTTATGTATGCCTTATAGTCTGTTATGGCTTTGTGCCGTTCCTGCCCGGCGTACTTTGTCGAGGATGTTTGAACTTCTGTACCGTCCAGCATATTCCGGGAGTAGGTAACCAGAAAATAATATACCTTGTTCTCATAATACCGCCGTTCCCGTTTCAGCCTGACGATTGGTTGAGTGGGAGCGGTTGCAATGTAGTTGTAACGCTCTGCAAGGGCGATCCTGTACGCTTTCAGTTGCTCTATTTTGCGTTCAAATTCCTTTATTGCATCAACTGCCTTGCTGTCATAATAAAGCACCTTGTCGAGCTCATTAAGGGCATCCGGGTGGGTCATATAGATTGACATTCTCACATCACTTTCGGTTGATGGATTGCCGTATTTCATAAACAGATCCTGGAGATCCTTTTCCTGCGTGGGGGTCATTGTTTTTCTCACTTTCTGCCGGGAATCCTCCCGGCTCGGTATAATCAATAATTTAAGCTGTCATAATATCCCGTAGCGGCAAGAGAATCATGTATTTCATTGCAGGCAGATCTGAAGTTGAAACAATCTTTTTTCCCGTGCTTATTGCAATTTCTTTCATCTGCCTGTGACAATGCGATAGCTAAATCATTTAAAACGTTCTTGCTTGCTGTTATAGTTCCGATACTTGTTTTTACTGTCATACATTACACCTTTCTGCCGGTTTAATGGGTTGCCGGCTCCCAGTAGAATGTTATTGTGCAATGGGTAGAATGTAATCAGGCTCAGAGAGAAAACCGCCTGCATTCAAGATGCTTTGCAAGGCTTTCTTTCCGCCTGCCGGGGAATAAGGAGTTTTGCCATCCAAGGAAATAAATCCTTTTCCATCCTCATAGAGTGCGAATCCGGTAGTTGAATAGATACCGATTTCGTCTCTGAATTTGTAATTTCTAAGATTTTTAATAACCATCATGTTGATTACCTCACTTTCTTTTTGTGGTGGGGCGGTGGTGTTCCGCCCCTTATGTATTTATGCTGTGATCTGCTCCGGTTCAGATGTTCGGGTTGCGTATCTCTCGGATCCGTACATGCTGCGGATGTCCTGCATTGACTTTGATTTCTTGCTGTGCTTGTGATATTCGCCCTCGTGATAATACCAGGCCTGCTTGTTAGAGGAGTACTTAAAGCCGAGGCTCTTAAGTGTATCCTTATGCTCTTTGGTGTTGCCGGTGATCCATAGCCAGGACCCGCAAAGCTCAATCATAAGTCCGGAGAGGTGCAGCAGCTGGTTAATCAGGTCGGCGTACTCGGTGGCGGTCTGCTGAGATTCTTTCTCGTAGGTTTCGCCGTTTGCGTTCTGGTGGATGTTCTTCAGGCGGTTATATGCTTCCTCGTACTGTCGGGACATCTCCTGGAACTCTGCGGTTGTATCTCTTCCAGGGTTGCAGTCCGGATGAAGGTCTCTTGCGTATTTCTTATAAAGCTGCTTTACATCTTCACAGGTTTTGCAATTTTCAAAATATCTCATTGTTGTATCCTCACTTTCGTTTTATGCTTGTACTGTTCTATAACCTACTAAAAAGATTTCGTTGCCGTTCCAGTTCTGTATCTTTGCTTTTTTCTCTTCACTGCGCTTTTCATTAAAGCGTCCGGCGTGTTGTACTTCTACATACTTGACAACCTTTTCGGTTCTTCCGGTAATTAGAAAAGTTAAACCGCTTTCGTAATATGATGAATTAACTTCAAATCTTTTCATGTTGTGTACCTCGCTTTCATGTGCTCCACTTCTGTGCGGTTCGTTTGTTGTTGAGCTAATTGTATTGCATGACACCATGCAAAGTCAACAGGCAAATTTCACAAAGACGTCATGCAAATATTGTGCACTTTGTACATGGCACCATGCAAAAATAACGGGTATAATACAATAAAAGGAGGTATATTATGGCTTACGTAGGATATAACGAGAGTAAAAAGAAATGTAATGAAAAGTACTTAGCAAAATTCGCAAGACCAACGATCAGGATGACAGAGGAAGAGAAAAAAATAATAGAAAAGGCTGCTATCAGTGCAGGAAAGTCATTTAATCGTTATATGATCGACTGCGCACTGGAAAAAGCAAAGTAGAAAGGAAAAATATGGTAGAAAATGTATCGTACAAAAGATGTACATGTGACATGTGCAGAAAAGAGCAGAATATACCTACAACGTCAAATCTGCCAGAAGGATGGCAACATATTAAAATTTACGAAGAGTGTGATATATGCGAAGAATGCTATAGCAAGATGATACGCTTGATCCCGAGATAGCATATTTTTATAAAAAATACCCAAAAGTGTGACAAATGTCACAAAAACGGGGTTGAATCGGGAAAACAACCTGTTGTATAGTATATAATATAAATACGTGTCAAGAAGCCGATATCAGTAATTCACTGGTACCGGCTTTTATAATACCAGGAAGGAGGTAAATATCAATGGGTAGACCTAGAAAAATTAGCAGTCCTGAACAAATGGAGCAGTTATGGGAAGAGTATAAATCTTACTGTGACAATGTAGAGGTTAACCAAACATCATTCTCCGGTAAAGAGAGCAAGTTTGTCACTGAAAAGGTTAAAAAGTCTATCACTTACACCTTAGAAGGCTTTTGTGTATATATTGGCATGGCAAGATGTAGATTCTATGATACTTATGACAGTGATGAGAATTATAGAGACATAGTAATGCGCATACGCGAAGAATCCGAGAATGATGTCCGTAGAAAGTTTGAAACCGGCTGTATACCTTCTCAGTTATCCGGGTTATGGATGTCCAGGTATGACGGTTATAACCCTAAGCAGCAGATAGATGTTAATGCTACGATCTCCGAAGGGGATAAAAAGCTACTGGATCAGGTATCTAAGAGACTTGGAGAGAGCAAGTAAATTGTACCGGATCATAACACAATTAGCTGGTAAATGAGCATAAAAGAGGATCCCGGAATTGTGTGTAAATGGCAACAATTCAAGAATCCAGTATTTATGCGGTTTATCAGCTTTTTGATATCGTTCAACTATGCGCAAAATTAATCATTCACGCATAGTTGCTGGTAATTGTCTTATTGTCCCAGTAAATAGCAACAATAGCAGATACAGCTGTTACCTGATCCGGATCGCCCAGACTGTTCTGTTCTGTGCTGTGTATGATCCTGCTGATCTATATATTTCCTCTGCCAGGGATCAGCCCTCCGGGCTGCCACCGTACATCCTAGGGCGGATAGGTCCCCCGGTACCCCGCGATACCCGGGCCCTGTGATCTAGGTACCATATGTCCAACAGAAAATTATATTATATTTTCAGATTTTGAGTGTCAATGACTTTACAGGAAATACGACAAAATCAAATTGAATATTGCAGAGAGCATATCGAGTATTTCATCGACACATATGGTCATATCGAGGATAAAGATGCCGAGGAGATCATACAGCCGTTTCATATGTGGGATGCGCAGAGAGAGGCGTTAAGGAGCATTGCAACACATAAGCTGAATGTTATCCTAAAGGCACGACAGCTGGGTTTCTCATGGCTTGTACTGCATTACGCGGCACATCTGCTTGTTACGATGGAAGGCCGTACATGTATCGCACTGTCTCAGAAAGAGGATGATGCGAAGGAACTTGTGCGAAGATTCGGCGTTATTTTGAAGAATATGCCGGAACTCATTGCAGAGGATAGCGATAAGCCAACCGGATGGAGCGGTGCCACATATACACAGACTGCATTAAGAATTGAGATCACTTTTCCAAGTGGTCTCGTTTCAGTTTTCAATGGAATGCCGAGTGCGCCTGGTGCGGGTCGTTCATTTACCGCCAACCTTATCATTTTGGATGAATGGGCGTTCCAGCAATATGCAGAGCAGATATGGACCGCTGGATATCCTACCATTAACCGTCCTACTGGTGGACAGGTTATCGGATTATCTACTATTGACAGAGGATCCTTTTTCGAGGAAGTATTTACGAATCCGGATAATGGGTTCAATAAGATATTCATTCCGTGGTACGCAGACCCCCGCCGTGATGACAACTGGTATTCAGAAACCAAAAAGGCAATGGGTGAGCTTATGACACAGGAGTATCCTGCTACTGTTGAGGAAGCACTTACTGTTCCTGGTGGTTCATACTTTCCCGAGGTGAATGAGCGTAATACTGTTTCCTATGAGGAACTGAAAGGGAATACCTTGAAGTATGTTGCTATTGACTATGGCCTTGATATGTTTGCTGCACATTGGGTGAGAGTTGATTCTTTCGGAAATGCACAGGTGTATCGGGAATATGATAAATCCGGTCTGACTATTTCAGAAGCTGCAGGAACTCTTCTCAGTATGTGTGAGGAAGAGACCATAGAAGCATTCCTGGCACCGCCAGATTTGTGGAATCGATCACAGGAGACTGGTAAGAGCCGTGCACAGATCTGGTCTGAATGTGGTGTTGACCTCACCAAAACATCGAATGACTTTGCTGCCGGATGCTCCGGTATGAAAGAGTGGTTGAAACCTCAGGGAGAGGATAAGAAATCGAAGCTTACTATCCTTGATGGATGTGCACCGAATCTGTACCGGTGCTTAAAAAAGATACAGAAGGACAAAAAAAGACCGAATGTGTATGCCAAAGATCCGCATGACTTGACCCATGATCCTGATAGTCTGCGGTATTTTTGTGTCTGGTGGACAATCCCGGCGGACAGTCCGGAGGAAATCGACCGAAGACGTAATAACTGGCGGCCTGATCTGTTGGAGGACTATGAGACTGCCGACGATGAGATCAGGGCAATGATGGTTAAAAAGTATGGAGAGCCATATTATGAGGATGTTTAGGAAGATGAAAAACATGATTATGAATCCGAAACAGGCAAAAAAACTGAGTGAGTGGAAGAAAAAGTACACCGAAGCAAAGGATAAATACAGTGATGAACTGAATAATATCCGTGAATATCAGGCATTGTACGACGGTGACAGAAGAGTAAACGTAAATCCAAACAAGGGTAACGGAAAATCAAGTAAGCAGTCAATCAATGTACGTAATATTGTTTATGAATTGATTGAAACGCAGGTTGATTCTTCAATTCCCATGCCGAAAGTCACTCCTATCCATGAAGAGGACGAAGAACTTGCCAAGATTATTGAACTTGCTCTTCAGAATGAAATTCAGCTGATGAATTTTAGCCTCATTAACGATGAGGAAGAGCGTACCGTCCCCATACAGGGCGGTGATTTCATGCACGTTGAATGGGATAACGCAAAAGGCTTTCATTGCACTGTCGGCGGTGTGAGCGTGTCAGAACGGCATCCAAGAAACGTGATCCCTCAGCCTGGTATAACAAGCATTGAGGAAATGGATTACATCTTTGTACTGGTGCCGCAGACCAAAGAATTTGTAAAGAAAAAATATAATGTGGATGTTTCCGCGGCATCTGATACAGAAATCGATCTGAAGCAGGATACGAAGCGTGATGATAACAGCGATATCGTTACTGTTATTAAATGCTACTACCGTAATAAAAACGGATGTATCGGACTGTTTACGTGGTGTGAAGAGTATGTTTTGGAGGACTACGAGGATTATCAGGCAAGACGGTTGGAGAGATGCACTAAATGCGGCAGGGTAAAGACCGGAGACGTATGCGAATGTGGATCCAAGAGCTTTGAGGAACGAACGGAAGAGTACGAGGAATTGTTAGAAGACATTACCACGAAGAATGGCACAATCATTCCCGCAATATCAGGATATGAGGATGTGGACATGCGGGATGAAGACGGAAATCCGGTATATGACGAGTTCGGACAGCTGATGCAGGAGAGAAGGGAAGTCAGAACCAAGATTCCGTATTATAAGCCGGATCAGATCCCTATTGTGCTCAGGAAAAATGTTTCCCGCGCAGGAAAGCTTCTCGGATTTTCGGATGCGGCAGTTATCTCTGATCAACAGGATGCTATAAAAAAATTGGGATCAAAATTGCAGGAGAAAATCCTTAAAGGTGGTTCTATTGTAATTCTTCCCAAAAACTCCAAAATTCAGACTACTGATGAGGAACTTAAGGTTGTACGCGTGAACAATGCGCAGGAAGCATCCCTTATCAGTGTGAAGAATATGCAGGCAGATATTTCCCTTGACAGAATCATGATTGCAGAAAATTATGACTGGGCTAAGTCCACGCTGGGAATCACGGATTCTTATCAGGGCAAATATGATGCATCTGCTGACAGTGGTACCGCAAAGCAATATGCAATCAATCAGGCAGCCGGTAGACTGGAATCTAAGCGTGTTATGAAGAAAACAGCGTATGCCAAGGTATATGAGCTTATGTTCAAACACATGCTTGCTTATGCGGATCAGCCGATTCCACTGAATAAGAAAAACAGCGATGGGACATATTCTTATGCCCATTTCAACCGGTATGATTTTTTAAAGCAGGATGCTGCCGGGGAATACTACTGGGATGATGAATTTATCATTACCACAGATCCTACATCAACGATTATGATGAATCGTGAAGCAATGTGGCAGCAGATTGACATGAAATTGCAATCCGGAGCATTTGGTCCCCTGGGAGAGGATAAAACTCTACTGGCATATTGGACGTTCATGGCAGAGAATGATTATCCGAATGCTTCCAAAATGAAAGAGATCATGGCACAGCGTGTACAGGAAGAAAATGCACAGATGGAAGCACAGAATGCAGCGTTAAGTGAACAGTCAGGAGGTGCTGGAAATGCAATGCCCATATTGTAAGATAGAAGCGGCAATAGCCTCATCAAAATATGTTTTGTCAACTGATTCTCCAAAATTATTTAATGAGCAGAAACTCTTTATTGAGCATGAGATGAAGTGTCGCAATCCGCAATGCAGTTATTACAATAAAATATTTGCAACCGTTAGGAATGAACTACCGGTATCCAAGGATTCTAAGGAAACTTAGGGTCCTTTTTTGATACAAAAATTTCGCATGTGAAAAGCGCAAAAATCACGGGAGGTAATCATGGATGAAATTTTAGAAGGCGCAAACGTACAGGAACTCGCCGACCCTGTTGTAACTGATAACCAGGTTGAGGAACCTGTTGTACCTGATGGAGATGCCGGAACTGCAGAACCGGAAACTACAGAACAAGTGCAGTCAGATGAAATCAACTCACAATTTGCTGCCGCCAGAAGAAAGGCAGAGGAAGCCTATAACCGTAAGATGTCCGGAATCAACAGTGAAGTAAAACGCTTATTCGGAAGCGTTGTGAACCCTGTTACCGGGAAAAACATCGAGACGATGGAAGACTACCTTCAGGCATGCGAACACCAGCAGAGAGAGACACTGAACCAGCAGCTCACAGAAAAAGGTATTGATCCTAATCTGATTGAGCAGATGGTAAACAATTCTCCTGCAATCAGACAGGCGCAGCAGATTCTCGAGAACAATCAGAGAGCAGAAGTGCAGAAACAGCTTGATGAAGACATTAAGGCGGTAACTGCTATGGCTCCTGAGATTAAGTCTCTGGAAGACTTGGAAAAGCATGCATCCTACGCTTCCGTACTGGAATATGTGAACAAAGGATTGAGACTGCCGGATGCTTTTAAACTGGCAAATTTTGACAGTATTTCTACTCGGCAGACAGCAGCTGCAAAGCAAGCAGCAATTAACCAGGCAAGGTCTAAAGGCCATCTGGAAACAACCACAAGTGTTTCTGATGGTTCCAACCTCGCTGATATTCCGGATAAAGAAATCTCCACATGGAGAGAGTATTTTCCCGGCTTAAGTGATGAAGAACTTAAGAAAAAATACAACCAAACTTTATAAGGAGGAATCAAAAATGTTTAGTTTTGTAAAAAGCGCAACAAACCCTAATTTCCCTATCATCAAACAGCTTCCAACTACCGCATCCACTACCTACAAGATCGGTGATGCACTGGTGCTGACTGATGGTGGATTGACACAGGCAACCGGAACCACCAAGCCTCAGTTTATCTGTGCTGAGAATTACGTAGCCCCCGCAAGCGGAATGAAAGATATTTCCGTGTACGAGATCGTAGACGGTCAGGAGTGGGAGACCACCTGTGCCGCAGATGCTTCTGATGTTAAGGCAGGCTCTAAAGTAACTATTCACACGGATGCTGCTCAGGTAACAGCAACTACCACCGGCGGCGTATTCATGCTGCTTTCTGCAGGCGGTGCCGTTGGAGCAAAGGTAGTAGGAAAATTCTAAGGAGGATAAAAAAATATGGCAATTGTATTTAGTAAAAATAGTGGGCTTAATGATGATCTGTGGAAAGTAACAGCGCAGGTATTACAGGCGGTTATGCAGGATACTGATAGTGAAAAGAGTGACTTTGATGCGTTTGTCACATCTGTATTCAATGAGAAAGATTCCAAGAAGTATGCGGAAAAGTTAGGATCTATCACTTCTCTTGGAAATTTTGACATCGTAGACGAAGGTGATAAAGCACCTCTGGATGATATTCAGGCTGGACAGTCCAAGCTGATCGTACATAAAACATTCTCTAAGTCCTTCGTATGTACCAGAGAATCGAAGGATGATGACGACATTGATATTATGAAAACTATGGCTGCTAACCTGGTAAGATCCTATAAGCGTACTCGCGCACAGTTTGCATCCGATGCGTTGACGACCGAATCTGCAAGTTTCACTTTCGGAACAAAGAAAATTGATAAGACCACTGGTGATGGCAAAGCGTTGTTTGCAACAGATCATGCAGGAGTTAAAGCTGGTGTGGCTGCGCAGAGTAACGTATTTACTAATGCGTTTGGAACTGACACTAAGGTTCTGAACAAGTTAGCCAATATCGGTAGAAACTTCCGCAATCAGAGCGGACACATCCAGGGGTATACATTTGATACCATTATCATCCCTTCTAATGTTCCCGAACTGGAGGATTTGATCAAGCGCATCATCCGTTCCGAACTGATTGTTGGATCTTCCAACAATGATATCAACACCCAGAAGGGATTATGGAATCTGGTAGTAGACCCCATGTGGCAGGTAACCTCCGGTGCACCTTATATCCTGATGTCCTCTCAGGCAAACAAGGAACTTAGAGGATCTATGTTCTACGATCGTGTTCCTCTTGATGTTAAGAATCAGGTGGAGTTGCATACTCGTAACCTCGAGTGGAACGGATACTCTCGTATGTCTGCCGGTTTCAATGATTGGAGACATGTGATCCTTGGCGGTGCATCCGCAGGTACCACCTTAAGTTTTAGCTAATGGAGGTAGAATATGGTAAAGCCTAATTTTACAATAGGCACCGTGTTTGAGGATGGCGGTCTGTACTATGAGGTGCAGGCCGTACTTCCTTCCGGTGACTATATTTCAAAGAGAGTTGATAAGGTTCCAGAACCTGAAAAAGAGATCACCATTCCTATTCCAGAACCTGAAAAAGAGATCACCATTCCTATTTCGGAACCTGAAAAAGAGATCACCATTCCTATTTCGGAAAACACAGAAGACAAGCCTGTGAAGAAAACAAGAACGACCACACGTACAAGAAATACTGGAGGTAGAAAGAAACAATGAGTATGACCTGGAAAGATGTCAAATTAGCCACATTACAGAAAATGTTTGCTGCGGATGGTAGCAACATACCAACAGATGAATCCACAACGGATTACCTTGCCGGAATGCCGATGGTGGCTAATGAGGCACTGGAAAGGTTATCTACTGCCGGTAAATCTATTGTAAAGAGTGTTGTTATTGCACATAATCCTTTGAAAAATCTGATTTCTGACGAGACGGCAAGTAAGATTCATAGCCTTGGCACATATGAATTTTCGGGGGAGGGAGCACATGCATATTTCTTTGAATTTACCGGAAAAGGAACTTTAATGGTAACGGTTGGAGGAACAGAATGTGATACCATCCAACTTGAAAGTAAGAACACATATACTGAATATAGAGGGCTTCTCGAGAATCCTTTGGATGGAGATGTGGCTCTTATTTTTATCAGCAAATATCCTAGTGCGGTAAAGAATGTTGCATTGTATTATGAGGAATTTGATAAAGAATCAGAAGTACCTGAATACGCTGAGATGGTGAGATATAATCTCAAAGAGATATGTCCTGACTTCTATCAGCTCGGAGACAATCAGATCTATTACGAGGGAAGCTTAGGTTGCGGGTATATTCAGACCAGTAAGTATTACCGGGAGAGCGATAACATACTTGTTCTCGGCAAGGATGATCCTGGGAGCTATACGGTATATTATCGTGCATATCCCCCTACTATCACAGCAGAGACAGCAGATGATTATGTTCTCCCGGTAGATGATGAAGTAGTGGTACTTCTGCCTCTTTATATGGCCAGTCAGCTGTATAAAGATGATGATAACGGTATTGCTACAACATATCGTAATGAGTTTGAAGTAGCACTTGAAAGCCTTATTGACAGCAGTATGCAACAAGGCTATGAAGAATTTACAAGTGAAAGCGGGTGGATTTAATGGCTACAAAATTTTCCATTCCATCAAGCCCAAGCAGGAGTGTTCTTACGATCAGTACATTTTTAGGAGCAGATTTCACAAACAGCCCGGCTGCAGTGAGTGAGAATCAGAGCCCGAACTGTAAGAACATGATCCGGGATGTCCCCGGGAAAGTACGTAAATGCATGGGATATAAAAAAATAGCGGAATATGATGATCAAATCAATGGGTATCATTATATCCGCGGCGAACAATATGGATTGGTCCATGCAGGAACGAAAATGTATTATAACGGCGTTGTAAAGTATTCTGATGCAAATAATGCGCGGAGTAGAAGCTGGCAATTTGACAACAAACTTTATATCGTTGATGGGAAAAAGCTTCTCGTATGGGATGGGGCGGAAGTAAAACCGGCATCGGAATATGCAAAGATACCCACAGTTACGATTGCTAAGGCACCTAATGGCGGAGGTACAAGCTATGAAGATTTAAACCTTATACAGCCTGGTTTTACAGAATTATTTGCGGGGACAGAAAGTGATACTGCGTATCATATGACTTTTGGTGGACTTGATGATACCACAGTGAAAGCCTATATTCTGGACAGCTCCGGCTCTTGGGCTGAGAAAACAGAAAATACGGATTTTACGGTAGACAGAGAAAACGGCATTATCAATTTTACGGCTGCGCCTGGCAAAAGTCCTGTAACCGGTGAAGACAATGTGAAGATAACAGCATACCGAACTGTAAGCGGATATGCTGACAGAATAAATAAGTGCTGCATAGGAACACAGTATGGACTGAAAGGGGCAATGGACAGACTGTTCTTAAGCGGAAATCCTGATTATATCAATCAGGACTGGTTCAGCGATCAAAATGATCCTACGTATTTTGCGGATACGTATTATAGCAGTCTTGGGACAAGTAAGTCTGCCATTATGGGATACAGCGTAATCAATAATTACCTGGCAACTCATAAGGATGAAATGGAGACGGATCAGTTCATTGTCCTGAGAGAAGGCGTACTGGCAGATAATAAGCCGGTATTCCGTTCGGTAAACACTCTACAAGGCGCAGGAGCCATTGCAAAGGATACATTTGCATATTTATCCAGTGAACCTCTTTTTCTCACGAGATCAGGCGTATACGCTATTACAGCACAGGATATTACGGGAGAAAAATACGGTCAGAACAGAAGCTTTTATCTTAATGGGAAATTGTTGAAAGAATCTGATCTTGAAAAATCATTTGCTTTTGTCTACAAGGATATGTATTGGCTGTGTGTAAACGGGGTTGCCTACATTCTCGATGGACTGCAGCCTATGCAGACAGATAAGTCTATGCCTTATTCTACACGGCAATACGCAGGATTTTATAGAACCAATCTTCCGGCAAATTGTATGTGGGAAAAAGACGGAAACTTATATTTCGGATCAACTGATGGAAGGGTGTGTGAGTTTTATAGCGATTCCGATGCACTTGTATCATACAACGATGACGGGGAGAAGATAGAAGCAATCTGGGAAACACCGGATCTGGACGGAAAATTGTTTTATAAAAATAAGACATTCCGTTATTTGGCTGTGCGGTTGAAGTCTGCCGTAGCTACCACTTTGGAAATGTATGTGCAAAAAAGGGGATTGTGGTCGTTTATAAAAAAGGACAATTATACTGCAAGATATTTATCTTTTGGCAGTGTCGTGTTTTCAAAATTCACTTTCAGTTCTGATCAGACACAAAAAATTATTCCAACTAAACTTCGTGTGAAGAAGGTAGATAAGGCAAGATTCAGATTCGTAAATTCTGAATTGAATGAACCTTTTGGCCTTTTTGATATTGCGTTGGAGTACGTGGAAAACGGTAATCATAAGTAGGAGGTAAGCTATGGCTTTTGAAAAAATCACGGATACATCTTTGGCAAATAAAGGAGTGACTGGGCTTCCGGATGTCCCCGGTCTCTCGACTGCAGAAATGCAGGCAAAATTTGATGAGTTATCAAGGGATATCATTATACCTAAATTAAATGAGATCGTTGATGGACTTAACGGAGATGAGGTGGGATTATCCTCCAAAGTTGAGAATCCTGAAACGAAAGAAAAAGACGTAATACAGAATGTTGTGAATGCAATTTATCAGATTGTAAAAGAAAACAGTGATAAAAGGCATGGTCATGAAAACAAAGAGACGTTAGATAAAGTTACAGCTGAACTTTATGATTCCATAACTACATTAGTCAGCATGTTTAATGGAATATCATCTATTGATAAAACTGTGACTGCTGACGACACTAAAATACCAACATCAGGAGCAATAGTCAATTATGCAATAGAATTAGGCGCAGGCGACATGCAAAAGGCTGTTTACGACAAAAATAATACAGGCATAGTGGATAATGCGGAAAAATTAGGTGGTGTCGCTCCAGAGGAATATCTTCAGAAAGCATCTTTGCCAGACACTACAGTTGCGTTTGAGGTGGCAGAAACAAGATCAAATATTTCCACTGGTGAAAAAGTTTCTACTGTATTTGGAAAAATAAAGAAATTTTTTGCTGATCTCACTGCCCCGGCATTTGCACAGATGATCACCACAAAGGAGGATCTGCTGGCTACCAAGGTGACCGGCTACGTGCCGGATGCCAAGGCGGTAGCAGATGGATTTGCTGATGTAAATGGCAAGTTAAACCATGTATATGGAAAGGTTGTTTTAAGCAATCCATTTGT